ATAGTACTCGGATTCAAAACCTATCTCTAAATTTTCTTTTTCTTCTGAAGCTGTCTTTTTAACGAAAAAATTTAAACCTAAATTTCTAATATCCTTATCCGTTATTTTATTGTCTTCTTTTGCCCTTTGATTATAGTCTCTAACACGATTTTTAATTTTAGAGCTAGCTCTGCCTACTTGCTGTTCTACTACAGCAGACCCCGACCTGTGGCCTAAGTCTAAAAATTTACCTTCTTTTATTTCAGGACTTGTAGGATCTATCTTTTTTAAAACTAGGTTCAAATTACGGACTAAAGTATCTTTTCTGCTCGAAAATAAGTTTTTTACCGCATTAAATACAGATTCAGGGGTGTCTTGCCAATAAAATTTTTGGTTTTTTTCTGCCTCTAATACTTTGATAGACCACGCTGATTTATTACCTACTATACGAGTGTTAACAACAGAACCGTATTTGTTTTTAGCTTTTTCATATACCCCGTTTACTAAGTTTTTAACATACTTATCTAGTGTTTGTTGAAATAACTCATTGTTTAACACAGTAAGATCTATATTATAAGAGGGGGAGGTAAGCTCCCTCAGGATCTCGGCCTTAACTCCATTTACAGAAGATCTAAAAGTGTGTTCTTTTAAATCTGAGTCCGACTGCCTAAACCCATCCTTACCTTGCTTTATATTCGACGGTTTTTGTAGCTCGGCTTGAGTTTCCAACAATAATTTCTTTAAAAATTTTCTACTCACGCTACTCTATACATATCTAAGACTCTACGAATATGATCAGGGAAACCCGGATCATTTCGTATAGCAGAAGACCCGGCACCCTCACGAGTTGCTGAACCAATGCTTTGTCTTTCCTTCCACTCATCTTTGTGGTAATATGTAATAATATCTGCTACAGCTAGTTGTAAGTCTGTAGGGATATTTGTATATCCGGCCAAGTAAATAACTTTTACAGAACCTACACCGTGAGGCCAGTTTCTATAAGTTCCACTTTCTTGTGTTCTAAACACAGAGTCAGAAACTTGATCTAAGTACCAGTCATAGCTTGGAGTCGCTCCAGCTCCGCCAGTAAATAGTTCTCTATAAGTAGAAGACTGCCCTATTCTTTCATAAACATTAGTAATACTAATCACTGGGCTGTATTTTAATTGAACTGTATAGGTATCCCATTGAATATCAAAATATTCTGTATACCCTGGACTGGTCGCATATGTATCAAACTCACTATTACAATAGGTTCGGACAAGCTTACTTACACTCGTAATTAGCGTCTCGAACTTTTCGTCGTACTGAGTAGAATTTACTCCCTCTAGTAGTTTATAATCGTCTAATGTAATTAAATCAGCCATTTCTTTCCTAAAAAGGCTTGGGAAGCCCGAAGGCTTCCCATCCTAAACATCTTACCAAGTATGCGCAACAACTTGACCAGCAGCTGAGAACAACTGCTTAAAGCCACGACGCTGAGTAGCGACGAGAACTCGACGTTGCTTCTCTACTTCATAATCAGACTCAACGGTTACACCGCGAAGAACAGGTACTAAGAAGTTACGAGTATTGACAGCAACACCCCAATGCTTGCCAGCAACCTTACCGCCTGCGAACTCGTCACATACGATAATTGGTGAGCCATAAGCCTGACCAATTTCGCCTGAGATTTTAGTAGCACGATCGCTACCGACCAAGTTCACGTCTTGGAATTCTGCATCATCAAGCAAGTCGTAGTATGCATCCAAAGATACGATATATACTACATCGCCAGGACGACGACCGTATTTACCCATTGATTGACGCATGTTCAACAAAGCTGCAGTAGTAGCAACATAAGCACCAGCAGAAGCACCTGAATCAAGAACTTTGCTCTGGTCTGTAGCCAGCTTTAAAAGACCATTAGGTCCGTTAGGGTTTACAAAGTCGGTTGAACCGCCTGCAAGGATTGAATGCTCAATAGCGCGTACGTGTGCACGAACCATAGATTCACGAATCAAAGGAAGAATAGGCATAATTGCATCTTCTTCAGTTTCATTAGCCATAAAAGACTTAGAAATCAAACGATCAACGGTCAACAAAGTACTGCCCATGCCAATACCATCGTTAGCAGCGGGAGACTCAGGATTGCCACGTGCTTCTAAGTTACCTGTATAGTCAGTAGCTATAGGAGCACCTGCAAAGCTATTTGCTGACCATTCTGCATAACCTGCGTCGGGCATGGTTGGGATAACCATAGAAGCAGCATTCATCTGAATTTTACGGAAAAGAGGGTCGAGAACAAGCTCAAGCTCAATATCGCGCTCAATAGCAGTAGAAACGATAGTTTCATAGTCAGTGCTAGTAGAGCCAGGGACTTGGACAGCCGCAGCTTTTTCCAAGATAGAACGACCAAAACGAGTTCCTTCCATGCCTTTGGCAGTAACTACGCCCAAAATGTGTGCATTTACCATATCTTGTTCTGAAACTTCAGACTTTTGGCTAGAGCGGTCTGAGAAGACTCGCTTGCTCTGCTGAATTTGTTCAATTTCAGCGGCTTTTTCTTTCAGTTCATTTTGCAATGAACCAATAATTTCTGCATGGTCAGCGTCTTTAGCACTCATTTTTGCTTCGACGTCGGCCATTAAACGTTCTGCACCGCTTTGTACGGCGGTTGCAATTTGAGCTTCTTGTGCAGACTTCTGAGCTTCGGCTTCGGCAGCAGCTTTTTGTTCTGCTTCCAATCGCGTTTTCTCTTCTGACTTGCGTTCAGCTTCTTTCATTGCCGTTGCGGTCTTTTCGACAGCAGCAGCCACAATCGCATCAATATCGATATCACTCATAGTTTTCTCCTGTGCTTCGACTTTATCAGAGTCGGTAGGCATTGATTCGTTAACGGAATCTAGATGTTTTTCAGTTTCCTGAAGGTTATTAGATTCTGTTAAGGAATCTACTGTTTTGAAAGATTTCTTGAAGTCTTGATAATCTGATTCAGAGTCAAAAGACTTAGCAAGAGAAAAGGTAGCAGCTTGGTTAGCAGGAACCGTAACTACGGAAACCTCCAATAACTCTGCGTCCTTAATCTTATATCCATCGGTTTCGGTCATATACTCCGCATCCTTGACTCGAAACCCGACTGAAAAAGCTCCAAGGACGCCTTCTTTAATTAACTCTCCTACATGTCCAGCAGATTTAGCAATTTTTGCTTTTAGCTGCAGACCATTGTCGTTAGTACCAAGCGAAATTGCTCGGCCAATCGGCTGGTTGTAGTCGTGATTAAAAAGAATAACTGGATTGTTTAAATAGTTTTGAAGTCCGCCCTTTGTCCAGGCTTCAGATTCAATAATATCTCCAACTCGGTCAGTACCATTAGTACTGGCCATACCTGTGATATGGAGATCATCCCCATCTTCAAAGGCTTTAAAAGTGGAGCCAATATGAAAAATTTTATTCACTTGATTCTCCTGATAAAGTTCTCAGCTTTTCAATGGGACTGAGATCTTTTTCTGAAGCCGGTTCTAGAACGGGCTTTACTTTAGGAACGGGTTGAGAAACAACCTGCTCTTTTACAACTTCTATGGGCTTAGAGCCTATAGAAGCCCACTCAACTGGATACATTTGACGAGCGGTTTTAATAATACTATTATAGCCCCTTCCTCTAAAGTGTCTAGTTAGCAGTCTGTGATTAATTGGCTGCTCATCAGGACTTAATCTATAGTACTCTGATTTAGTCATAACCTTACCCATTTCGGCAAAGAATTCGACTAGCATAAATAACATTTCTGGTTTTGATTTTTTAGGTTCCATTATCTGTGTCCTCTTCTGGAGTTTCTGTGGGTCTTCCGCCTTGTGAGGCATCTACAGCAGATCCCGCTATATTTGCTGGAATTCTTAACTCTCCGGCCCCGAATATTTCATTATAGTTGAGAGCTTCTCTTGCTTCGTTAGGTGTAATAATTCCAGTATTTACTAATGTTGTATAATATGCTGCTGCGTCTCTTAACTCAGGCTGAAGTGCTGGAATATCGCTAACATCTGGAGTAAGCTTATAACCAAAATATCTTTCTAGGGCTTTATCAATTTTATCTAAGATAGGAAGAATGGTTTCTAAGTAGTACAATCTGTGATTGGGACGAATATTCGCATTATTTCCGGAATCTAACATAATGGGTGGAATACCCAGAACCTTCAATACTTCCTTATTTGCGGCATCAATAGAAGATTCGAAGTCTAGCTCACGAAAATTAACATTTGAAATTGAGTCTAACTCCATTCCGCCGTCCAGCACCAATGGGCGTCTACCGCCACCATCCGGTCTATACCGCGTGACCCAAGATTGAATCATTCTCTCTTTATTTTTTTCACTAATTACAGAAGGAGATTTAATTACCAAACCTGGTACGGCGCCATTCTTAAAGAAATTGTCTTGAAACTCACGCATACGTGTAAGCTGTGACATACTTCGTTGAGCTGCCCTTAAACGACTAGTACCACGATAAATACTGTGGAAGCTGTTTTCTTTAATATGAATGATTTCGGTAGGAGTATATCCTATACTTGTTTGGAAAGTATAGCCTTTTACATAGGTTTTTTCATCCGGCTCAATATCCATATAATGAGCGGGTAAGTGGTAAAGAGAAGATCCGTCAAAGTAGATGAAAATATTTCCATCTAAAATATAGTCGATTATGAGGTTTCGCTTAAAAGTAGAAATATCTTGAAAAGGGTTCGGCTCTTTGTTTAACAATAAGTCAACGCGAGAACGTCTAATACCTTTTACAACCGAATTCAATCCTTGAATTGGTTCACCTACTCGTAACGGAATTTCTGCAGTATCATCTACAATCATATTTACGCCACGATTTACAACTTCTAAATATTCATAATAGGCGGTATAATTACGAATAATTTCCCTTGACCCAATAGGGCCAGAGCCTTCGAGACTTACTACAATCTCTTCTTGCGCGGGATTTAACTTTTCCTGTTTCCAGAAATCATACCAAGCCATATTTTTCTCGTTGTATTTCTACCCAGCGCTTCTGCTTTTCTGCAGTGTGAAGCGGAGGATTTCTTCCGTAAATGGAATGTAGTTTCAGATGATGATCGTGACACAGGGTGACTGTTTCAGTATAAAGTTCAGCCCAATTATCATCTATAAATTCGTCTCTCCAGATTATTAAATACTCATCTGTGTAATGGTCTGGACGAAGCTTTTGCTTCTCACTTAACCATTTACGCAGTAAAGGAGCTAGAGTGTGGAAATGGTGAAAGTCTAACTTTATCTTAACGCCGCATATCCGACATTCAGAACCTTTCTCGTACTTCGATTTTGCCCTATCTCGGATGTATTTTACTGGGTCTCTTTTTAATTCTACCATCTAATTTTAATCATTATAGCTATAGGTCAGTTGAAAGTCAAGAATTATTTTTTTCTCGGCTTTAGAATGTTGGAGCACTCTCTTCAAAACTATAGAGTGCGTATCTCAATGCGTCTGCCATGTGAGAAGCGGAGTCGTGAACGGGCTTCTCTCGAATCAAGTTGGGATTTGGGTCCCAGCGATATTGGTCTAATGCACGTAAGACCTCCGTACAGCTTGAGTCTACGATAAGACGATCGTTATCAATAAGACTTGCCACATGACCAATCCCGTCAACCACCGATTTCTTGGCGTTGATAGTAGAAATGTCATACTGCTGTGCAAGATCGAATCTTGTCTGGGCTGCGGCTGCGTCGATAAAACAATAGTCGACCTCTCTTCTTTCAATGATTTCACCAAGGAACCCAGCATGTTCCTCTGTCGTGCGTTCTGCCGCATAGTACTCTTCCATTAAATAATATTTGTGTCCGTCATATGCGATACAACAAAATGCTGTGGGGTCTTTAAAACCTACGTCAAGCCCCGAGATAATATCGCAGCCTGTAAAATCCATTTCTGATAAGTCTTGCACACACGTATCATAGTTAAGTGTCCAAATCTGCCCTTCAAACACATTAAAATCTGCTTCGTATTCCTGAGCAAATTCTGCGGTTGACATAGAACGTCGTGCTTCCGCAATATCAGTTTCTGAAGCTCTTGGGTTATCGTGCCAAGTTGCTTTAATGCTTACCCACTCCTCAAAATCATCGGTGAACCCACGATTAAAAAAGCGACTAAACCAATTGTTCCTTCCACGAGGAGTACTAATAAAGAGAGCTTTAGATCCCGGCTTATCGAGTGTTGGCCGGATAGCAACATTAAACGCTGTCTCTCCATCTGCCAATGCGGCCTCATCAAAGAGAACAAAGTCATAGCTCCTCCCTACAACAGAATCAATCTGATTTACGGATCCTAGTCTAACAGTAGACCCGTTTGTTAATTCAATTACACGATCTTTTGCGTTATCTCGTGCTACTTCTAAATCAAAATGTTTTATTAAATTGCGTTGTAAATCGAATGAAATGTTAGAAAGATTGTAGTTAGGACTAACAATAAGTACATGACATCCAGGAACGAGGGCGACGCATTGGGCGATAATATTTCCAATATAGGTCTTCCCTTGACGACGACTAAGAGCGCCAACAATGAAGCGATACTTATCTGAATTAATAGCATTTATTAAGGCCACCTGAGATGGAATCGCTTCTATACCTAGCAACTCCAAATAACTTTCTATAGGTACTTTTAGGAAAGATCCTCCTTCAAGGATTCTGTCGTCGATGAGGTCTCTTCTACTGATTTCCATTCTTTCTCACATTCACATGGGTTACACTCACACTCGTCACAAATTGCAATTTTTTCGCCTCTTAATTTTTCAAGAGGGCTCCAGTTAGAGGTATCTTGATTACTTGTTTTCTCTATAAGCTCTTTTGCTTCTTCTACAGTTTCGGCAAGAGGTCTAGAGTCTTCCACTGCCATACGTTGTCTAGTCTTTACATGAGCTCTCGACTCTAGAAATTTTCTAGCTTCCTCTTCTGTTCTAAACTTTGCAGAAGATCCTTCTACTTTCCACATTTTACCTTTACGGAATACAATCATAAAAATTTTCCTGCAGCAATTATTCCTGATAAAAAGAGAATAACGGCTCCTCCGCCTGCCCAAACAAGGCGATGCAATGACTCTACAGAAGCTTTTAAATCGTTTGACCGATCTTTGCTTTCAGCCTTTGCAGTTCGAATTTCGTTAAATACAGTTTTCCATCGCTCTTCGCATACGGCTTCGTGTTTCTCAAACTCTGTACGAAGATCATTCAGTTGTTCCACCGAGAAGTTTCTCCATTAATTTTCCGTAATTTCCTTCACCGAATGGAGAATTGATTTGCACGTTTTGCTGTTTAATATTCGTAGAGGCTTTTGCCTCTTTTGAATGGTCTACAGTAATTTTATGTGCGAGAGCAATTATATCGACTAGATCCTTACTGGAATACTGATCGGAGTCGCGAGCTTCTTGAAGTTTATTTTCAATTACTTCATCAAGAAGTTCAGCAAGCCGAAAGCGGTTTCTATAACCCTGATCTAGATAGACCGAGTTGATATATTCTTTGACTTCATTTTTTTCAAGCACTTCGTATACTTTATCGGGGGAAATGCCCATCTCCGATGCGACGGCGATCGCGTTGCCTGTGCTTAAATAGGCATTTGCCACTTCGAGATTTTCCGGTGCCATCTTTACGAGTTTCATGGATTCATTGTATTATGTTGAGACCAAAAAGTCAAGACATTTTTTTAAGAGGGTTGTGTTGGCCAGGGGATATCTACAATGTCGTCCAAGTCTGCGGGAACATTTTCCATAAAATCTCGTAGCTCCTGACGATAAGTTGCCCACTCTGCTTTTTTCTCTGTAGTCAGGGGTGCGTCTGCAACTTGGGTAAAGTCCGTTTTTAAAAGCAAATCATTTCTAATTGACCTTATATCTATGTGAAGTCTTTCAGTGTCTAGAGACCAATTTGTAGTTGCCCAGTCATAGTAAGGAGTAGGATGAGGCACTCTAGTCTGCCAGTTTGTACCATCCCAATAATTTACCCTTGAAAATTCGGCTAAATTTACATCGACACTAAAGTGTTTACATAAACAGCCGTCGTACATTTCTCCATCTTGATAATCATCATCGTCTCCAGGAGATCCATAGTGGGTTATTTGTCCGTCTTTTATAAAAGCTGTATTTATCATGTTAGTCTCGCTACTATTAAATAATCTTGTGTTTGCCCTGCATTATAAGAACTTGCTGGGGCAGATGCAGTTAACTGAATAACTCCAGTACTATATCCTTGTTTTATTAAAATTCTCTCATTTGTGTCGTCAAAATAAGCCCAATTTCCGTATAAACTATGTGTTGGAGGTATTCCAAAACCTGGGTAGCCTGGGTCATAAGTATACTTTAAAGAAAAAGAACCTGCAGTAACATATATATCATTAAAGTCATATCCTGCAGGCTTATTCCATGTAAAATTAGTATTATTTGCCATAGTACCAACGTAAAGTATTTCAAAATTTGACCCAATATTTGAGCTATAAAGAATACTAGTTCCATTAGTATCATAGACCTCTATACCATACCCGGAACCAGCTGCTGCTATATTTCCTTTTTGTTGGTAAGCATAAATATACTTTACTCCGTTTGCTGCCCCAAAAGCCTGCTCATAACTTGTTCTTCCTCCCAAAAAATAGTTTGTATCATTTATACTCCCCGAAAAAAAGATTGCTCCGGTTTCATTATCTTGAGGACGGGCAAATAATATTCTAGTGGAAGCGTATGAAAAAGAAGGATTTACTCCATAGGCAGAGGAGCTTGTAGGGTTTCCTTGAAAATAATAATTTGAGTTTGCCTGTTCTGTATTAAATATAGTTCTCCCAGAACTATTAAAAACTTTCATTCCATATGCCATTTTTAGTTCCTTAAAACAATCCAGCCAATAGTAGGCGTTACAGTTCCAGTAATATTATTAGATAAAACTCCTTTTATCCTGAAAGTAGTTGAATTGACTACTTCTGAGCTCAATGCTATGTTACTCCAAGTAAATTTATAGTAAAGCAAAATTTCAATATCACTCCCAGTTAATCCAGAAAGACCTGTTATATTTGAACTATAGTAAGTACCGGCACTAGAGCCTAATGTAATAGTTCTAGAATTCGCTGCCTGAATTCTAGGCTGTCTGCTAGAAACTTTTGTTACCAAATTATTGTTACTATTGCGTACTTCAAAGCCATAAGCCATAAAATTATCCCCTTTAAGAACCAATTATACTAATAGGGAACAAAAATGTCAAGATTTATTTTTGAGGCGGGGGTAGAAAAAAGGGGCCGAAGCCCCTTTACCTAGAAAGACTTCGAAATACTCAGGGTGGGACCCTTTTCTTCAAAATCTCCTTTATACATCTTGTAGCCGAAAGAAACATCAAAACCATTTACATCTACAGTCTTTCCAATGTGCCAATCGTGTGCATCTTCGTGCTGACCGTAATGAAGGTCTAAAACGCCATTGTAGTGAACGGCAGTGTAATCAGCGGCTTGATCGAGTCCGACAAAGTGTGAAACACCAAACCCACGATAAGAGGCTGAAATCATTACTTCTTCGACATCCGCGGGGCTTTCGGAAAACAAACCGTCAAAGTTTGCGTAGTTGTAATCAATATACGCTACAGTGACATTTGCTTTTCCAAAATCCTTTGAAACGCCGACGGTCATATCCCATTCGGTATCGTAACCGTCAATTTGTGAAGCCCAAACGGAGCCAAACAAAATACCGACGCTTGCGGTAACTTCTGCAGAAAGTGCGAGATCTCCAGCATTTTGAGAGATTCCTCGAAAATGGTAGTCATCGCTTAAAGTGGCGCTGCCTGACAAATCTGCGAGGGCTGTCAATGGAAGTAAAAGCATAAGTAAAAAATATTTCATAATTCGCTCCTTTTTCTTGGGAAAATTCATTTTTTCTCCATGATGATACTTTACATGAAGTTGAAAAAAATGTCAAGAAATTTTTTTTAGAAGGTCACTCGTACTTCAGTCTCCAGAGTAGTCTTTTTGAAGTTCTTTGTGCTTTCGACTTTTCCCTTGAAAGTGATTTTTTCGTGTTGAAACTTATAGCCAGCTTCTGCTGATTTGTTTCCGCTTTCAATATAGAAATGCTTTCCCTTCACTCCAAGTCTTAAAAAGTTTTCGGTTTTATTCTTCGTAAGATCATACTTGTTTTTGTATTCGATGTAGGTTGAAGTGTCGGCTTTAATATCTAGACTCAACATGGTAAGTAATAGCACAACGACAATAGTTTCTTTCATATTTTTTCTCCTTGTGCATATATTAT